TGCCGGGTATGATAATCGTATCAAAGGTATAACCCATAACCTGTCCTGACTGATTCTTGAAGTTACGGCCGATATTAGCCAGCTTGTAAAGAATAGTCTGGTCAGGGATAAGTGAGTTAGTGAATACGTTAGACTGCGTGGGAACGCCTGTCTTCTTGCCGGGATGATCCGTAGCGAAAAGGCCCTTGCCGTCGCCTGTTGTCTTGTCGTATGTCTTACCGCCATAAGTGAAGGTTGCGCCTTCTGCAACAAGGCAGTCAGAAGCGTACTGCGCCCTTGATCTCTTGTAAGCACGAACAAAGTTTGCTGCTGTCTGCTTCATAAGGTCGATATTGCCGTCGTCCTTTGCTTCACGAGTACACATAAAGGTCTTGATAAACTGATGATGTTCAATCAGCTTTGAGAAGCCCATCTGGTAATCATCTGCTATACCATTGTCACCTTCGGTTACTTCCTGGAAGTTTCCGAACTCGGTCATTGATCCCTGTTTCTCACCGAACTTATTAGAAGTCTTTACATTATAAAGAGCCTTTACAAGCTCATCATCCTTATTCTTCTCTGTATCTGTGTCCTGGATAACCATTGAAAGCTCGGTATCTATGGTTTTCCATGCCTCGTCATTAAGACCGCCATGCTTTGAAAAAATAACTGCCATTCTTTATTCCCCCCTTCTTATGCAAACCTGCCTACTGCCTTAGTGCCTGATACTCCACCATCCTGAAGAAGCTGGAATATACCACTTGCTGTAGTAGCGGTAGCCTTCTCGCCTGTTACTGTTACCTTTGCGCCTGCCTTTACTGCGGAAGCATCTGCTGAGAACTCTGTCTCAAACTCATACTCAGGGAGTACGGGGATAACTGCCAGCTTGTCGCCGGTCTTAGCAACCGTATCTTTACCGGTATATACGAACTCTGCGTTTGTGCTTGATGTAACCGCGGTGCCTGCCGTACCAAAAGCTACGAGGCAACCATGCTTGTAAGTTGTGGCGTTAGTTGCAACGATTTCCTTCTCAATAGGGGAATCATTGTTCTCGGCCCTTAAAAATTCAAATGCCATTTTGTTTTCCTCCTAGTTTAAGTGTAGTTTTCCTGCGACTGTCTTATACAGCTCGCGTATCTGTTTCTCTGTTTTCCCTTCTGACTTCATGCGGCTCATAATCTCTGCCGGTACTTCTACATAGTCTTCTGCTTCTGCAACGCCCTTCTGCGTTGTCAAATGCTCTTTACCCCGCATCTGATTGATAGCCTGCTGTCTTGCCGCTTCATTGGTATGCTGCATAAATGTGTCAAAGTTGACCATCTTATATGCGTCTATCAGGGAAGCCCCCCTCTCTACGCGGCTAAGTATTTCAGGGAAGTTAGGAAGCGAAGCTAAGTCCTGTAATCCTTTTATGGAAGGATCATACTTAGTTATCTCCGCTAAATCGTTTTGTAATGCCTGCTCGGCCTGAGTCTTTTTGTTCTGCTCAATAACTTGCTGTGCCTGCATTACTACGGGATTAGACTCAATCATTTTGTCTATCACTGACGGGTCAATCCCTTTTTCCTTTAACTCCTGTTCCTGCGCCTGCCTCTGCTGTATCTGTAAAGCATCAACATAGTCGCGGACATTTGTTATAGGCTGTCCTGTCGTGGGATGTGTTATCCCCTGACACATCGCGCTTATCTGCTGATTTATTGAGTTTATTTCTGACTCATACTTACGCTTGGCTTCTTCTTCTGCCCTTCTGCGTATAGCAGCATATCGCGCGTTTTCCTCTGCGCTCTGTGGCTCCGGCTCGACGGCTCCGGTCTCTACGTCTGTTTCAGTCTCAGGTGCTTCGGCGGTTTCTTCTGCCTGCTCGGCGGGTTCAGACACTTCGTTTTCGCCTGCGTCCTCTCCTTCTGCAAAGTATTGAAGGTCAAGGTCGAAAAGATTTTTTTTCATATTCAGTTTTCCTTTCTTGGGGTTTTTACGCGGTTCCCACGCGGATTTATCAACTAAAAAAGAACCCTGTTACGGATTCTTTAGCCAACCGGTAATTCTGTTTTTACTTCTTCAACCACTGTGTTGTAGTTAGGACAACTTTTGTTTAAGCAACTAAGCTCCTGTACTACAAATAACTTAGTGGGCTTATCCGGTGTATCATCGTTCTCTAAACGATTAACCGACCGGGTAATTCTCAATTCCACCTGGCATTGCGGGCATTTCATTAGGTATTCCCCCCATCTGCTGTTGCGCCATCATCTGTTTCTGTTCCTGCATCATCATTTCTATTTGTGAAACAATATCTCCTGCATTAGGGTAATGGTGTTTCTCCATCATTGACCAATACAGCCTCATGGTGTTTAACTCTCCCAAGGGACCAAAAGCACCACTCTGTAGCTTCATGTCTAACTGCTGCCACATAGCTTCTCTGTTCGCCATCATTGTAGAAGTAGGGTCTGTCTCGAATATGAACTCGTCGTTCCAATAATATTCACCGGCTGAGTCCTGCTTAACAAAATCAGACTTATCTAAGATTGCGAACTGTTGCTCGCCCTGTGGCCCTATCCCTGTAATAGGTAAAGGATCGTCAGCATATGCAAGCCAGAACTTAAACATATATTCATAGAGCTTTGCATAAGCGTCGTTCTTCATTACACGCTTAGATTCCAAACGTCCTGCAACCTGGTTTATCTGATACTGCTTAGACGTACCTGATACTGCTGACGGGTCATATTTACCCTGGAATGAATCTGTTATACCCAAGGTAGAACGTGCGTCTTCATATGCGTTGCTCATTAAAGTCATATCCTGTTGGATATTAACTTGCATATTCATAACATCTATCATTGCTTTCTGCTGTGGGTCTTCAAGCCTTGCTATCTTTAATTCCTTATCAGTAGTCTCTATCTTGACTCCTCTAGGTAAGGTAACAATAGAACCACCTTTTAGTGTCTTCTCTGCGGCCTTTGAGCCTACCTTTTTGATAAGGTCCTGCTGGTCTTCTATAACCTTTACGTCAGAAAAGCCCAACAATGAGTTTAGCTTTGATACATTCTTTCTTACGATCAACGGGAATACGTTAGGCTTATAATAGTCAATCCGTATGACTTCCTCGGCCGCAACCATCATGGGATTACCATTTATGTCAAAACCATTCTCACGCATTATAGGTATGCGTATCTCTTGTTCCTTATCTTCTGTTTCTTCAAACTTCTTAGAACCACATACCGGACATACCTTATCTTCACCGACATATCCGCACTCTTTACATTTCCTTGTAATTCTTGCCTGATAGTCGTCAAGGTCTTCTAATGTATAGTCGTCACACCACACGAAACGGCCTATTTTGCCGTCGTTTTTATAGTAGACGGTATTTACTGTAACTAGGTCTGTATCAAGCCCTGTTTCGCTTTGTGCGCCTCTTATCTCTTTGTATTCTTCGTGCGCGTCCTGTACGTCAACACCATACTTTTTCTTGACCGCATCCTTAGTCTGAGCTACCTGAACAAAGATATAATCCATATCTTCTATGCTAGAAACACCGGGCTGTGGTATAACCTGGCGCGGGATCATTTCTTTTACGGTAACATCACCATAATTTGAGTGAAAACCTAAAGAGTTATCCCACTCAACTAAGAAAAAGTCGCCACCCTGTACTGGTACAACACGCTCCATCTGGTCATTGATTATGGAAAGTTTGAGCATCTTAACCTTATTTACTAAGGCTTTCTCTATTGAACGTGCTAATTCCTCGTCGCCTTCATGGATAGCTGTGACTTTCGGCTGGGGAATTGATGAATCCACCTGAGACTCTACCAATTCATAAGCAATGTTCCTTACATTGATGGCCAAGTCTTTAGCGCCATAATCTTTATTAGGATTTCCGTTTACTTCCCTTGTGCCGTCATAAACAGCCTGGTTCTTCTGTATCTCTTTTAACGTGCTTGAATATGCCATTCTTGCCGTTTCAAGTTTTCCACGCCATTTATCGCGCTTCTTGTCTTCCGGCTTGGGTGCTATTGTCTTTTGGACTTTATCCATAATCGTTTTAAACCTCATACTGGTTCACCGTATTTCTGTAACAAGTATGCTCTGTCCTCGTCACTTGCGTTTTCTATGTCCTCTAAAATAGAGTTATGGCATTTATGCTCTATCTTCTCGTAGTCAATCTCAGGTGATCTTATCCACCACACACAAAAAGACCTCAACGAGTCAACATCATGTGTTAAATCGTGTGGGTCTTTTGCATATACGTCAGGGCGCTTCTTATCTTTTTGTATTTTCTGTAAACAACGGTATAAATTTGGTGCGGCACCATCTAACATTGTTAATCTTGCCTTGTCGTCAATGGGTTTCAACCATTCTTTCATGGAAGCACACCCGGCAGGAAAGTCACGAGACGTTTTTGTGAGGTTAATTCCGTTCTCACTAAAGATTAACGCCCTTGATTTTCCGTCTATTTGGTTCCTTGACCATAAATCTGACGGCGCAAGCCAATGTTCTATCTTTTCATCACCGCTTATAGACCTCAAAATGTCACAAGCAGCGCCAATAGTCTTATCCGGTGCATCATATTCGCGGTAAATTTGCGCATTTCCTTTGGTATCTACCTGTATCCAATGGGCCGACAACATATCCAAACCATAGTCAAGTGCCACATATCGCCTTAATTTTCCCTCTAATTCCTTTTTTGTGATGTGCGTTTCCCGTTTTACTTCCGGAAAGAACGCTCCACCCGGTACTGTTAAGGCTTCATCTATAGTGGCAGGGTACTCTTGGGTTATCATGTCGCCCATAGTACGCTTTGTGTTCTCATACCATGTTTCATCACGCCTTGGGTCCGCATACCAAGGAATGAATATCTTGTTAAATCCGTTGTCAGGGTCAGTAAAGACCTTCTCAAAAAAGGATCCTCTCTCTATAGTCGATAATCCGATGACCTGACCGCCATTCGGACGGTTGATTGTGGGAAAACCGGCTTTCCATATGTCTTCCGCGAACTGCTGGAAGGCCCATTCATCAAATATTATTAAGTCTGCGGTAAATGATCGTGCCGCATTGGGTGAAGATGGAAAACACTTAAACACTGAATCCGGCTGCCCCGGAAAATGTATAGTCAAAATCAGTGAAGTATTTTCCCATGTAGCGTTCACCCAGTTTATAGGTTGGTCATTCTTTGGTGCGAATATAGAACGCATATTGTCAAGGATCACAGACATTCTTCTGACAAGCTCTTGTGCCTCGTCTTCTGTCCTTGATAATCCTATGACCGTTCGGCCCGGTTTTAACATCTTCCATAATGCGTAATGAAGTACAAGCCATGTTATACCAAGCTGACGAGCTTTCAAAATCACGTTTAGCTTATGATCCTTAAAGGATCCTAAAGCCTTTAACTGTTCATCCCACAACCTAAAGGGCTGTATTAAAACGTCTGCATCCTTATCCTCTATATGTCCATACGTCTTTACAAAGTATTCAAGATGCTCGCGGCAATACTCGTATTCAATTTCCCTTAACTCATGTGGTTTCTTTGTGCTTATATCCATACAACGCAAAAGGGCCGCTACCTCTGTAACGACCCCTGAAAGGAGATTATCTTATACCTTTATAAAGCTCGCCAATTAACTTTATTGGTCGCCTTATAATCAAGTAGTTGTTCTATTGCTAGCGGAAGTTTCTCAGCTTTTTGGTCTATCATATCGGTCGGTATTCTTAGAATCTGCCACTCGCTACCTAGTATCTCTTTTATTGTTGAATCCCTTCGTTTATCATATGATTTTTTGAAGTTATGTCTGTCTCCGTCTATCTCTAATATGAGATTGTCTTCCGGAAACATAAAGTCAACTTGATAACTTCCGACTTTTGCCTGCGGTTTGATGTGGTATCTATTCTGAATTAGAATGATCGCGGCCATGATTTCTTGTGAGCTATCGAATTTACCATCATTTTCAAGGTTATATTCCTCAATAGTCTTTATGGCTTCTTCATATTTCACAAAATCTAACTGCTGACGTTCCAATTTATCAAGGGCATTTTCAAACATCCTCTTGCGTTTCAGTGTTACATACTGCTTGTCCTCGATAGCTAACCTTTTCATGGTATCTTCGTAACACTTTTTACAATAACACCGCTGATGTTCTGCTTTAACTGTCTTACGAATAGGGATTTCATAATATAACTTATATTCTGCCGTAATATCTCGTGTACAGTTAGCCCCTTCTTTACCACAAACCCAGCATTTCATGATACAAACACCTCCGCGTTTCTTGTATGTTTTCTTTAGCCCTCCGGCTATTATATAGTTTAAAACAATCTTTTTATCTAATTCTATCAAGTAAATGAATATTTTTCGGAAATTTTGCAATACTCATCTAGCGCTGACTGAAACATTGAGTATGTCCACTGATAAGAGTGATTCAATAATTCTGCCGTCCGCTCCATCGTGTTATTAGAGAAGTAGTAGAACATCAGCACTGATCTCAATGTCCTCGGATATATCTTCTCCACCTTGTTTAAACACCGGGCTTTATAATTAAGTGATTCCTGTAAGAGTTTCGATAATCTTCCCCGGTATTCCTCTATCTTGATTATGGCATCCTCTGTACGATTGCCTGTACTTCCCTGTACTGAACCTTCATAATTAGGTGTCATTTTTGTGGCCACTGTCATTAGACGCTCTATCTCCAACTCCACAGACCTTATGTCTGCTTCCATTTCCTTAATCGGTTTTAATTCTCTCTTGGCTTCTTCTCTGGTCATTCATTCTCCCTTCGCGTAAGCGAAAAATTTTATTTGATTTTTACCCAAACCGCTATATCTAGTGGAGAAAAATCCGATTCCATGATATATCCCCGTCTTTTTTCCCATTTTGTTGCTAGATATTGTACTTTAGTTGGATAAAGCGATTCTATTTTTACATAAAATTTGCTAGCACACCGGGGGGTTCCCGCGCGGGCGGGGGCGCGCGCCATGGCCGGGGGGTGGGTCCGGGCCAGTGTGATCCTTCCTATGTGTATGTGTGCGGGTGTATCATGCGTGTATATATGTGTGTGTATATGTGTATATATATCATGGCGTCATTGTATATATACTATGTTATGTCACCCTACACACAAAACGCATGTTTGCTTGACAACCCTCTAACCCACATGGTTACTAGCTTTGCGCCCTGTTTGCAACTGTTCGCGAAAGTATGCTTTTCTGAATAGTTAGCATTTTATATCATGCTTTCATGATATTATTCTTCTTTATCTGCCGGTCCTATGTCCTTGACGATCTCCAAGCGTCCGCCTTCCTGTAGTCGCTCGGATAGTTGCCGCATCAGCTCCCGGTCTGCTTCTGTGGTGACGTTCTCGGCCACTTCTATCTGTTTTATAGGCATATCCCCGTAAGTATCGCGAATAAGCTCATATGCTTTCATATTCCCACCTGCTGCGCGTCCTACTGCGACTAATTGCAATAGATCGTATACTGTTATATTGATGCCGCTGCGCTTCAACCGTTCCGCTAGTTCCGGCTCTAGGTCGCTATTACTTAGTATCTTATCGGTGACATTAAGAGTGAGTATGTTCTCCAGGGCTTCGCGTGCTGTCCTTTTCTCACCCTTCAGAGCGTTTACAGCTTCCGCGCCTTTCCTTTGTATCTCTCGCGCCTTTTCCGGATCCATGACAGCAAAGTTATATTTCTCTGGTTGTAAGTTCTTCCATCCCTTTTGGCTCCCGGTCGGCTCCTGATCGCCGTCCATGATCTTTTGATATTCTGTCTTTTCTTTTTCCTGGTCCATGCTTTACCCCAACAAAAAAGCGGCCAACCTTTAAAAGGTCAACCGCGCCTATAAGTTACTGTTATATATTTATATTATTATTCTAATCATAAAATGGTTCGTGTTCAAGCTCTGCCGCTTCTTTATCCTGTCTCAGCATCCTCTCCCGGATCGCTTGCGCTGTGTATTCTTCCGGGCTTTGCCCTACTTGCCGCGCATATATGCCAAGATCGGGGACTATTTCAGCCGGTGGAGCTTTGCCGCCGTTCATTTTCTCTTTAACTGCTTCTAGTACATAAGCATTGAGTGACATCCCCGCCGCTGTCGCTGCTTCTGTGATTGTCTCCCGTGTTGGCTCTGTGTCTTTCCGGAGCCTTAACAAGACTTTATCATATACTTTATTTTCCCACTTTGATTGAGCTTTTACTTGTGCTTGTGATGGCATTTCTCACACCTTGCAATCTGTTAAAAGTCTGTTATATTTCATTCTCTGAATATACTATATCACATCATTTTTTATCATGCTAGCGTAAAATTGCACAAACCGCTAGCGTGATATTGCTATTTTTCAGCCGGATCACATGCACCGATCATGATTTTTTTCAGCAAACAAGCGACTTTCAGCGATTTGTGAAAATTGCCTGATTGACTTTTATCACGCTAGCATGATATGATGTCAGCGTCAGGACAAGCTAGCATGATATGAGCTACCCCGACAACAACCACACAACCAACCACGAAAGGAGATATAAAACCATGACAGACAAAAAAGATTACACAGACCTTTACGCAAAAGTAACTGACGAGATCATCAAACAGATGGAAGCCGGGATCATCCCCTGGAAGAAGGGCTGGAAGGCTATAAGCGGCGCCTACAACGCCAAGAACAAGAAATACTATAGTTTTCTCAATCAGTTAGCACTCGGAAGGCCCGGAGCTTACGCATCATTTAAGCAATGGCAAGAATTAAACTGCAAGATCAAGAAGGGCGCCAAGGCTTCATACGTTATCGAGTGGTTTTACAAGATTTACACCTTCACCGATACCGACAAGGACGAGGACGGCAACGAGATCAAGAACGAGAGACAGTACAAAAAATGGTATCCGAGGGTTTACCCCGTATTCCATGAAAGCCAGGTAGAAGGATACAAGGCACCGGAGCTTGACGAGATCGAGAAGCCTGACCCCATAGAGGCCGCTGAGGACGTTATAAAGAATTATAAAGCGTTTTCAGGCATCCGCGACATAATAACCGACAGACAGTCAGACAAGGCTTATTATAGCCCGGTCGGTGATTATATCCAGGTTCCCATGATTGACCAGTACAAAGAAGCAAGCGAATACTACTCGACCCTGTTTCATGAGATCACCCACAGCACCGGACACAGCAGCCGCCTCGACCGCGGACTCAATACAAAGTTGGCCGCCTTCGGTTCCCAGGATTACAGCAAAGAGGAATTAGTCGCTGAATTAGGCGCGGCGATGTGCTGCACAAGGCTTGGAATTGATACACCGGACACAACCACAAACAGCGCCGCATATCTTCAAGGATGGCTCAGAGAACTGAAAAACGATAAAAGCCTTTTAATAAGCGCAGCATCATACGCCGAAAAGGCAACAAGATACATCTTCAACGACTAAATAAAACAGGCCCTGCGGAGAACGACAGCCGGCACCGACGCCGGCCAGGGCATTTCCTAAAAACCAAGCAACCAAAGAAGGGAGAAAAAACATGATAAACATTGATTTTTGGTATGGAAACACAATTGAGGACGTTGACGAAATGACCAGCACGTTTTCAGACGTTGATTGCGAGTATCGCGGCAACTTTATAAGCAAGGGCCAGTATATAGGCGACTATACCACCGACTCTATGCAGGACTTACACCAGTACATTTTAGGCTTGAATTAAAGCCAGAAAGGAGACAAGCCCATGTTAAATCAGATGGAGATAACACTCGAACAGATGCGGGAAGCAATGAAGCATGATTACCCGGTCACAGTAATTATTAACGGCGAATACTATGTATTCAAGGACAATGAAGGGAGTAAAGAGAATGAATAACGCGATCATGTACCACAACCAGGCCGACATAGATAAGTGGGCCAAGGAACCGGACGACAGGCCCGGCATCATAACAGCCTCAATGAAGGCAATACAGGAAGCCTACAAGGAATTTATAGAGGATCTTATGTTAGAGGCACAAGAAGCCTATTAAAAACACAATAACCATGATATAATATTTAGGCCGGAAGGCAGGAAGGAGATTTAATATGAAGTATTTTATCAACTATGGTACAGGCGCAGGAAACTTTGAAGTAGAGGGAACTCTTGAGGATGCCAAAAGAGAAGCAGATAAGGGTATCGCATACACACAGCATAGTGTTGCGATAGAAGATGATCCGTACGAAAATGTTATAGCGCAGCGTAACTGGATCGGATGCGAAGCCACGGACGAAGACAGAGAAGGGGATATAATAGAGTATGGCTCATTCGGATTTTACTCCCCATGGTATGACTTATAATCATAAACATGATATAATAGCATTGAAAGGAGCCTATTATGTTAGACACACCAAAAGTAATCCATGTACTAGAATTAATATCGGATGACAGACCCGTTAATGTCATAATTGATAATGAATCTATAAAAAAAGAGGACCTTACTTACGAACAGGAAAAGTTATACGTTTCTAAAATCCATCATACGCCGCAAGCAATAGTGATTGACACAAGCAAATATTCATGGTAATAATATCGCATCCTTTTAGTTGGTTGCTAAAGAAGAAGCCCCACCGGAGTCATGGCCGATGGGGTTTCGTTATTCCCATTATCACCTCAACACTATGAATCCCATTATCAATCCCAAAACATAAGCTATAACAAATATAATAAACTCTCTTTTAGTCATGAATATACCACCTCTCCTATGTGTCCCAGCTTTACATCACGATCAACAAATGTTTTATACCCTACCCGCCGCGCCCTGATACAAAAAGATATGTCCTCTCCTACGCCCTTAAAAGGCTCAAATAGGCTCTTGTAATATCTAAGCATACATTTTACCACTGATATTTGTATAAGGCAAAATCCGAAGCCACACGCAGCCACAGCGGCAAATCCTGACGTGCTATTATCCGCAATTAACTTAGGCGACCGAAAAGGGAACCGTCGGCGGGTTATTATTTTACTATATACCACGTTTTCCTTGCGGCCGTCTCTCGTAACATACAGACCGGAACATATACCGACGTTATGTGCTAGCAGTCTCTTTAAATCATCCGCACAGAATACCATGTCAGAATCAGCAAAAAGAATATAGTCATAGTCATGATCTATTGCGAACCGCGTTATAGTCTCCCTTGCATCATAGACAAGGGACCCGGATACAATCATTGGGTCTACCTTCCCACGTTCGACTGTCTGTAATAAACTTATCACCGTCCTTGTTGGTATCTTACCTGTTGACGGCATTCCTAATAATATTTTCATTCGTCTGCTCTCCAATAGTGACGGCATCCGTGCTTTGTAGGCCCGTCGTTACTCTTAAACATGCCTTTTGTTACTAAGTCCCCAAGAGAAAAGCACTCGTATATCTCGGCCCCGTTATCTGCTATCCTCATTGTCTTGACCATATAAGGGTACGCTTCAATGAT